GCTAAAGTCATGTATTGACTTGTGAAAAAAGTAGAGCTTAAAAAAGTAGAGGTATATGTATAACCTGCTTTGTTTATAATAGCATCAAATAATGATTTAACTTTTATGGCAGGTCGTAAATTCCTAACTCGTATCGCACCATCATTGCTTGAAATAGACTCGCCTGTATATGCTTGACCGTAGTCAATGATTGGGTATAGAATTTCATTTCCGTTTGGCTGAGAACCTTCATAATCAATATTCCCTGCCCAACTTTGCTCTACATTTGTTTGAGTTAGTAAGTGATTGTATTTGCTTAAATCTAATTCATTAAGTTTATCCTCTCCCAACTCTTTAGATATGTTTGCAATATCTCCAAATGATAAAACCTCGTAAGTTTCTTTTAGCTTATCAACTTTTAACAGTTGTATATAACCATCAAATTGCAAGTTTGAATCTACATAAATAGAACACTTTGCTTTTACATCAGCTCTGAAACTTGCATCAGATAAATTAACCTCGTAGAAATGCCCGAAGAAATCGTTGTTTGTTTTACTGAATGGTAGAGTAAAGGCATTTGTATATTCTGACTTTCTTTTTGATACATCTTGTATCTCAACGCTTGAATAATTAGCCTTGATAGATATATCTCCTAAATCTAAATAAACAGGTCTATCTGTAATTTGTGTATATACTACTAACTGAACCATTAGTTTCTTCTTTTTAAATCATGAGCCATCTCAATAGTGAATGAGTATTGAACTAACTTATCTTTCAAATTTGTCTTATAATCTAAACTTGTATTCTTGATATTTACTGGAATAGGTACGCTTTTCGTTGCATCATCGCCCTCTTTAACAGGATTTATTAGCATTACCTCATCAGACATTAATAAGCCCTTAAAAAAGTCGTTATAATCATCTGTTATATTGCGAGTGTTTATTGTTATCTGCTTAGATCCCGTTACCGTTTGAACATTCCCTCTCTCATAAGAACTTAAACTAAATGCTGCTGCGTTCCAACTACCTGCTAATCGCTTTTGTTTTACCTCTCTTTTATAGCTATCCTTTTCAGAATGTTCTCCATCAAATAAGTAGTAATCCCACGCACCATATTTATTTTTCCAAGCTAAAGTATATTCATCAAATCTTGTTGAGTTGCAATTCCTATCAGTTGAAACTTCAAACAAATATCTTTTCCCTATAACTTTAGGCTCTCTTAAATATCCTTTACCTGTACCCGTTGCACTTCCAGTAGCGTAAAAAGTAGTTCCTACATTATTATTTGGAGAGCCTATTGAAGTAAAATCTGTTGTTCCTACTGTTTCTATTGTAATTGAATCCCCTGCCGTTATATTACTTTGATCTATTAAAGTGCTAGTAACACTTGCATCGCCATATCTTACTGTGTAGTATTTTATTGTACTATCCATTTGGTAATTACCTCGACTTACATATTTTAAGTTGCTTACATTAGCACCACCAACACCTACAAATATTAAATATTCATCTGGCGTATTTGCATTTGCAGGAACTTCCCCTCCAAAGTTTGCTTCATTAGTACACTCTATCCTCCCAATATAATTTGAGAAATCTGAATTGGGTACTTCTCGATAAAATTTATAAACAACAAAACCTGCTTCAGTATTAAAGTAAGTGTTGTATTCATTCAGCCAAGCAAAAGTCTTGTAATCGTTTAAGCTAGTTAAATGAGGTATTAAGCCATTTGTATCATTTGGCTTTGTTGTTGCATCAGGAAGCTCTGTTAAGAATCTACCTAAAACTGTGGCATCTGTTTTGAAGTCAAAAGTTTCTACATCAAAATTCATAGCATCCACCCAATCATTTGCATAGTTGATAACAACAACTTTTAAATCTGATGCAGTTACTGATGATGTTACTGCAATAGTACCACCCGATGAACTTGCATACTCTTCGTAGAACTTAAATGTTACTTCCTTTAATGTGCCATCGTTCTTACTAAATACATAATCTTTAAATGAGCCTGCAACCTCTTCAGGTTTATTCTGAGGCATTAAATGAACACTATCATATTTGACTGTTCCATCTATAGTGTTTGCATGGTCATGCGTTACCTCTATATAATTCTTCACAATCCTTTCAAAAGAAAAGTGTGCTGAACTACTATCGTTTTTAGGTTGCTTTAGCCTTGCTTGTTTTACTCCATCAATCCAAATGTCAACTACAAATTTGAAGTTGAACACAGGAGATGTGTTACTTGTTAAAGTTAGTACCCAATAATTAGGTCTAGTTACCGTTGTTGCCATTTATCTCATCTATTGATTGTGCTAGAAATCTCTCGACATCTAATGCAAATGTTTTTTCTATCTTTTTAGGTAGCTTCTTAAATTGACTTTCAAACGCATCAGTAAAGAAGTTTGTACCCTTATATCCAAATCTATGTATTTTTCGAGTTACAACAAATGCTATACCTCTCTGTTGTTGTTCTTTGTTTCTCCAAGCAGCAAACTGCCCTTTTGAATTACGAGGTCTTAAACCCTTTCTTTTAACCCAATCTAATATCTTAGGGAACAACTGCCCTCCGTTATTCTTCCCACTCTTACCTCTTCCTGAATCAATTGCAAGACCATAGTCCTCCATTCTAAACTTTAGACTTATAGAATTAGCAGCAATCTGCAAATCATGATCCAATGATTTAAAAAGTTTGCCAGTATCGTAGCCCCGTTTACGAGTTTGCAGTAAAGTAGCAGCACGAATGACAACATCTTTTCCAAATTTATTTAATGCTTTTTGTGTTTTTTCGTAATTGAACGTAGCCATATAAGTATAGTTTCTTTATTACCTCTTATTATCATATTGGAGAATTACAAGCGTTGTTATGACTTGGAACTGTTATTGATATTGTGCCTTTCCATCCTGCTAATAAGTTCTCAAACCTATCTGTAAATGGCTCACAAGTAATATTATCGCTTACTACATAATCTCTCGAAGTCATAGGAGAGGTTGCTTTTGCAATACCATTCTTAAACTCTCTATATACATCTGATAAAATTAGAAAGGTATCATTTAGCACATCAGTTTGATTTGAGCCATCTGCTGCTACTAAATCCATAACCAACAAATCAAAAGTAAATACGAAATCCCTATTGTTTATTGCTGCAGGTTGCTCTATTAAATGAGCCTTAGCAAAGTTCATCTCATTGCTTAAATCAACTTCAAATATATCTCCAAATGTGAAGGAGTTTAATTGCTTATGTGCAACACATATAGCTTCAAATTGCTCAACTACTGATTTAAATGTTTTCATTTCTTTATTCTTTCTTTGTCTTTAAGGTAACTCATATATGTAAACGCTTTACTAATACCTATTTTTGTAACCTCATCTAATTTTAACACATCTTCATTGCACAAACTCATCAGTATAGAATACCATCCCCACTTCTTACCGAAGTTTTGTTGCTTTTGGTCGCTTGATCCACCTGTAAAGAGTTGAGAGTATTTGTCAAGTAATCGTTTCCGATAGTCCAAAAAAAAACCATTGCACCATTTACTACATTTGCAGGTAGTTTACTTCTAAACAACTCAGCTCTTGCTTCAACATCGCCATCATAAGACTCAATCTTATACTTTCCGTACTTCTCAATCGTTACTTTTCTGTACAAAATAGCCATAATCAAGTGCAAGTTATCGTTGAAGTCTTGGCAAAGTGTATCTAAATCGGCAAACTCTCCTGTACTTATCTCTGATAGGTTAGGATGAAAGCCGTATTTAATACCCTCAATCGTTACAAACCTATGTAGTTTATCCTCTCGCCTTGATAAACTTAGCAGCTTACCATATACGCTCTCTAAATCACTCAATTTAAAAAGGTCTATTGTTGCCCTATCTACAGAAGTAAGCAGTTCTATCGCTTTCTTTTGCATCTCTACTGCGTTAAGCTCTTCATTCTCTAGGTTAGTTAGCCTCTGTAATTGACCAAGATTAATTTCACTTAGATTTGTAGGTATTGTTAGCTTCATATTATTAAATAGTAATTTGTTTATTTTGTACAAAAAACTAAGATACAAAAAAACCCCCACTAATTAAAGTGAGGGATTGTGCTACATACTTTGGCTCATCCATTTTTCGTAGCACTCTTGCAAGGTTTTACAAATATAACAAATTATTTTAGAATACTAGCTATCGAATAGAGTATTTCCCTATGTTTGGTTTACTCTTAACCATTGTAACGGCATACCTTAAGCTATCTATTGCGTGGTTGTTATTATCAATAGGCTTATTTAGAAGATGTCCGTTCTTATCCTCTACCCATTTATAGTTATTAAACTCAGCTATCAGGTTGGTTGATTTGCTCGTTACCTTTAAATTAAATCGCTTCAGCAGGTCAATACCTATGTTGATGCTATCCTTACCCTTTACGCATGGTTTAATATTGTAGCCTAGTCTATATATCTCCTCGATAGATTTAGGCTCGCTACTGTCTGCAAAAATAGGTCTTCGTCTATCAAACCCAAAAGTACCCATTCGGATAGCAAGGTCAGAGTTAGTGAGGTTTCGCTCATAAATTAATTCGTTAAATATTAGTGAGCCTTCCTGCTCGTATACTTCTATTAATGCACTCGGATCGTTTGTGAAGCCAAAATCTAAACCTGTAGATATTAAGGTTGCATCTTCAGGAACTTTGCCTATGATTGTAACCTTTGGAAAGATAATTGCTTTACTAAATCCTCTCTCCCCTAATCCGTATATCTTCCAATATTCCTCATCCGTATCTCTAAGCCTTTCAATCTCGTTTACAAGCTCATCAGCTA